CTATGGCGCAAATGGCTTTCTCAATTGAGAAAACATCCGTTACTGCTAAAACCCGTGCTCTAAAAGCTGAATACACTATGGAATTGGCACAGGACCTTAAAGCTATTCACGGTCTTGATGCTGAATCAGAACTCGCTAATATTCTTTCTGCTGAAATTCTTGCAGAAATTAACCGCGAAGTAATTCGTACAATTAACGTGAAAGCAAAGCTTGGTTGCCAAACTTCTAACGTTGCAGCTGCTGGTACTTTTGACGTTGAAACCGATTCTGATGGTCGTTGGTCAGTTGAGAAGTTCAAAGGTCTTATCGTTCAGATTGAGCGTGAAGCTAACCAAATTGCTAAAGACACTCGTCGTGGCAAAGGTAACTTCATTATCTGTTCTTCTGACGTAGCTTCTGCTCTTGTAGCTGCTGGCATGCTTGATTACACTCCAGCTCTTTCTACTTCTTTGAATGTAGATGATACAGGTTCTACCTTTGCTGGTGTGTTGAATGGTCGCACTAAAGTTTATATCGACCCGTATGCTACTGTTGACTATGTCAACGTAGGCTATCGCGGTACTAACCCATATGATGCTGGTATGTTCTACGCACCGTATGTTCCTCTCACAATGGTTCGTGCAGTTGGTCAGGACGACTTCCAGCCACGTATCGGATTCAAAACCCGTTATGGCATGGTTGCTAACCCATTTGCTGGTGGTGCTTCTGGTGCTGAAACTGGTGCTAATCGTCAAAACCAGTACTACCGCATCTTTGCAGTAGAAAATATCCTAGTTTAATTTTGGATAATAAAGCGTGGTAAGTCTCTTCTTACCACTATAAAAAAAAGTAGGACTTTACCTACTTGCTTAAGGGGATCTTCGGATCCCCTTTTTTTTATTATAAATATTGATATACCACATAACTTATAGGTAATATTCTATGCCATACGAATTAACTCAAGAACTTTCGACATTAGATGAAAATGTTAATTATGTTAATCCTACAGCATTTAGATTAGTCATAGACAATTTAAATTATGCTAATGCCCAATTTAATGTGCAAACAGTAGCTTTACCAGAAATTTCAGTTACAGCTGCTCCGTTGAATTCAAGACAGGTAAATATATACTCTACTCCAGATAAAATTACTTATGGTACATTGGAGTTATCTTTCTTAATTGACGAAAAATTTATTAACTATATGGAAATACATGATTGGCTTTTTACTTTAGTTAAAGGCACTAGCACTACAAAGGATATGCAATTAATTATTCTTGATTCAAATAATAATGTTGCTAGAGAAATACAATTTATTAACGCTATGCCAATCAGTTTAGGGTCTATACCATTTGACATTACTGCTAGTGATGTTGAGTACTTAACAGCCACAGTTTCATTTCAATATGACTATTACAAATTCAAGCGAAATGTGGTATAATATATAGTACTATACAATGAAAACTTGAAGGATATATTATGACTCTTGAACAAATACTTGATATGTGGAAAAAAGATTCTGTCATCGATGATGTAAGATTAGATGAAGCTTCTAAAAATACTGCATCACTGCATTCGAAATATCTAGAACTCCTCAGTATTAACAAATTACAAATTCGGCGAAGAGATGCTGAATTCAAAATACTGCTAAAAAATAAATGGCTATGGTATAATGGCAAAATGCCAAAAGCTGATATGGATGCTCTTGGTTGGAAATACGATGCATTGAATGGACTAAAAATATTAAAAGGCGATATGGACTATTACTATGACGCTGATGCCGATATACAAGAAGCTCAAGCTAGAATTGACTATCTTAAAACTGTAATAGATACATTAGAAGAAATTATTAATAATATTCGATGGCGTCATTCTACTATTAAGAATATGATAGATTGGCGTCGATTTGAAAGTGGAAGCTAATGAATGTTATAAAAGTACAATATATTAACTATGTCTTTTTGCGGGTCGAGTGTGACCCAGGCGTAGCCAACGAACTATCCGATTTCTTTTGCTTTTATGTGCCTGGATATAAATTCATGCCTGCATATAAAAATAAATTATGGGATGGAAAAATTCGCCTTTATGACATTCGTACTAAAGAATTACCTGCAGGTCTTTTTAAGTATTTGAAAGAGTTTGCTGAAACTCCTGGTAGAGACTATTCTATAGAAATTATTCATAGTAACTATTATGGTATGCCTGCCGTGCACGAAGGTGTAGATACTTCATTTATGAAAGATATCACATATACATCAAAGGGCGCACAAATATTTCCAAAAGATTATCAGATAGATGCTGTCCAATATGCATTAACAAATAAAGCTGGAATGCTTATATCTCCTACTGCATCTGGCAAATCACTAATCATCTACACGCTTGTAAGATGGTATCTAGAAAACCATAATAAAAAAATAATTATCATTGTTCCTACCACGTCATTGGTAGAACAAATGTATAAAGATTTTGGCGATTATTCTGAATATGATGAAAACTATAATAATGAAGAAAATTGTCATAGAATATATTCTGGCAAAGAAAAAAACTTTAAGCAGCGTGTAGTAATTACCACATGGCAATCAATCTATAAATTGAACACACCATGGTTTGAACCTTATGGTATGGTAATAGGCGATGAAGCACATAACTTTAAAGCAAAAAGCCTTACGTCAATTCTGACTAAATGCAAAGAAGCACAATATCGGTTTGGTACTACGGGAACATTAGATGGTACTCAAACTCATAAGCTCGTATTAGAAGGATATTTTGGTCCAGCATATTATGTAACTACTACAAAAACATTAATGGATTCAGGAGATTTGAGTCTATTAGAAATACAAATAATGCTATTGAAATACAGTGATGATCACTGCAGACTAATATCAAAAGCAAAGTATCAAGAAGAAATTGATTTTATAGTTTCACATGATCCTAGAAATAAATTCATTGCGAATTTAGCTTTAGATCAAGATGGTAATACTCTTGTTTTATTTAATCTTGTAGAGAAACATGGTAAGCCACTATATGATATTATAAAAGAAAAAGCACATAGTAAGCGTAAAATATTTTTTGTTTCTGGTGCAACAGATGTTGACGTCCGTGAAAACGTTAGAACAATTACAGAAACAGAAAAGAACGCTATTATTGTTGCGTCTCTAGGTACGTTTTCTACTGGTATAAATATTAAAAACTTACACAATATAATATTTGCTTCACCATCAAAAAGTCAAATAAAAGTTTTGCAAAGTATTGGTAGAGGCTTAAGAAAAAGTGATGATGGTAGAACAACTAAGCTTTTTGATATTGCAGACGATTTACATTGGAAACATGCTAAGAATTATACATTAACACATGCAGCAGATCGCATAAAGATATATACTAAAGAAAAGTTTAACTATAAGATCTATGAGATTAAATTATGAATATAAGTGATACTGCTATAAAAAATATAAAATTGACAAATGGTGATCAGATAATATCTGCAATTAGTACTAAGTCTTCTATTGACTTAATTATTCTAGAGTATCCATTTCAACTGAATCTTATAAAAGAAAAAAATAATAATATTAGATATTACTTTACTAAGTATATGCCACTATCTGGAAATAATATTATTAATTTGAATGTAAATAGCATTGTTGCTTATACTAACGTTAGCGGTGATGTAGAAGAAAGATACATTCAGGCCGTACTCGATTCATCAGCTGATACCGATACTGATGCTGATGAGGATGACGATACCAATGATATAGATGATTTCTATTCATTAACAAATATACCAGATGTAAAACATTAATATACACCTCTCTCCCCGGTACACTCTATTATTATATCACACAATTGTAAAACTGTACACCGATATTTTTATTGTACATTTATAATTACCCGTGATATAATAAGTTATTATAAAGGAGAATCTATATGATTTCAAAACCAATAAAGCCAAAAGATAAACCTCACTACGTTAACAATAAGCAGTTCTCTCTAGCAATTGTTGAATACGTCACTTCTGTAAATACTGCTAAAGCGTCTTGTACTGAAATCCCTATAGTACCTAATTATATTGCCTTATGCTTTTTAAAAATTGCAGAAGGGTTATCGCATAAATCCAATTTCATTCGATATACGTATAGAGAAGAAATGGTAATGGATGCAGTTGAAAATTGCTTAAAGGCAATTTATAATTATGACATTGATACTATAACCCGTACTGGTATGCCTAATGCCTTTGCGTACTTTACTCAAATTTGTTATTACGCATTTCTTCGAAGAATTGAAAAAGAAAAGAAACAACAAGA